TTTTCATCAAGCCTTTGTTGCCAGAATGATAAAAAGCTCTAACGATTTTATCGCCTTTCATCAGGACAACGTGTTCGCAACGTCCACCCCATCCATCGCTATCAGTCCAGCGTTTTAGGATTTCCCATCCTTTGTTTTCAGCATCAGCAAGGACGCTGTCCATGCCAGCCAAGTCTTTTGCGGCTTTGCGCTCTGGGCCACCGTTAAGTTCCCACTTTAAGTAGGCCAGTTCTTCGCGGTCATATTCACTGAGTTTTGTCATTTTTCTTCCTCTCTCTCTTACACACTATAGATAAGCATGTTTAAGGATATATCAAGGGACATAGATAAATTATTTAAAAATATAATTTGCTTAATTATGATGTCTCCCCATCTAAGAAATTATCAACGTAAAACTGAACCGCGCGGCGGGTGTTATGACTGAACCATTGTGCCTTCACGTTTGGATCATTTACATTTTGTTGATTTGCTCTCCAATAACCGTATGTTGCTGGCTTGCTCTGAAATCTAAAACCGCGATACAGATACTCAGGCCGTTTAAATTTGCGCCCAGTAAACTCGCAATGTGTCAATTTTTCAAATTTATGTGTCATTATATTTCCTCCGAAAGTTCTACGAACATAAATGCTTTGGCATCTGCTAAGGTTGGAAAGTAATGACCATCACATCTCCAATATTTTGGATCATCGCAAGATTTGCTAATTGTGATTTCATAATCACGGCTGTGGCCTTTGATGATGTAAAACCCAGCAAACTCTCTTTTTAGTTTAAGCATTTTTCTTCCTCTCTCTCTTACACACTATATGTAAGAATGTTTAAGGATATATCAAGGGCCATCGATAAATTATTTACTTTATTTTCTGCTTATTTATTGCAGGGCAGTAAATGCAATAAATCAAACCGCCCTAAGTACCTTGTTTATATATATAATATTATTATTATTATTATTATTATATATATAGTGTATTACTGACCCCCACCCCCTACCCCCCACCTATGCATGAGGGGGGTGGAGGGTGAGGAGTATAGATGCCCCCCAAGGTGCTGCAATAAATGCAGAAAATACACAAAATACATAACCCGTTGAAATCATTGACAAATACCCCAATGTTTAATGATGCAATAATTCATGCAGTTAATCGTCGCGGCATTTGTCGAGAGCTTTCTCAGCCAACATTGCGTAAAACTGCACCCCCTCGCTGACATTGGCGACATCTCTGATCTCCTCCAGTGCGCCCCTCATTATCAAATTCTGCTCGTAGATTTTTTTCCACTGCTCTCTGTCGAACATTATGCCCCCCCCCTATTGTATTGATGGTGCAAACCAAGCCATCGTCGGACGGCCCCGCTTGCCCTCGTTAAGATTACGGCACTCTATGCCCCTGTCGTTTGCCAGAGCATCTAGAACGTCCCCACGCTTGCGTCTGTCCATGTTTGCGAATGCCCCCACGCTGCGCGTAATCTGGCTCTCTGTGATGCCAGCCAGCCCCGCTGTTTCGATCTTGGTAAAGACTGCCTTGCAACAAGCATCGAAGGGGCCGTCTGCCATATTGGCCTTAAACATCTTGATGGTCTCAGTCGCGTAATGCTCGACGTAGTCGATACTCCACTGCATTGCGTCCAGCCCGATACTTTCCTGTCCCATAGACCGCGCAATGATCAGTGACAGGCGCATGGCGATCTCTCTGGAGCGATTGTACATGGCCTCCAGCCCAGTGCCTGCCTCTTTCTTTATCGCGTCCACCAGCCGCTCCTCGTAGCGTCTCAGGATCGCCTTGGCCTCTGGTGTGAATGCCACCTCCATTGGTGAGGGCGGCACATCGTGCGTAGAACCGGGGTCTAACGTCCCGTTAACGGCGTTAGCGTGATCGCTGGCCCAAGCCTTCAGCCTCTCTGAAATTGTGGACGTTGTGATTTCCTGCGATAGCTGAACGCCGATATCGGTCTTCACGATCAGGAAGCGGTTCAGCAGACCAGACGCCACATCGCCACCTCCGATTGCCTTCATAAATTCGCTGGGCGTGGACATCCCCACCAGCGTCAGTGATGGACGCCTGACCACCTTCTCCAGCTTTTCAGCCTCAGACGCCTTCATTGTGTTTGTGGCGTATCCCTGCTGTCGCATGACGCCGTCTGTACGTCCGAAGGCTTCCATGATGGAAGTCAGGGCATCGGCCTTGTGCTGCATTCCAGTGGCCGCTGCCGACTTGAGCATACGGCCCATCTCGTCAATCACGCTGACGTGAACTGGCTTCTTGGTCAGGGTGGACATCACCCCTGCCCCACTGGTGTATCCTGCTGGCCCGATCAATTCATCTAGCCCCGCCTCTTCAAGCAGCCGCTCCAGAACGGTCTTGCTGTGCTCTTTACCCGATCCAGTCTCACCAATGTTGAGCAGATACAGACTGGAGAAGTTCCGCTGGTTTGTCACCCAGCGCCTGCCCATCACTGTTGAGCCGAATGCCAGAGCCGCTTGAACAGCAAACTGGGGCTGCGGCTTGATGGCGGTGACCGAATAATAATTGACCACGTCTTGCAGGACGCCCGGCACTGACAACAGGTGGTCTGGGATATTGCCCAGCGGCTCGGCCTTGGCTGCTGGCGTGGACATAATTGATGCCGCCACTTTTGCGCCATGCTCAATGGCCTCCTGATCATATTCGTGATCTGGATTGTTGGTGACATTTAGAAACGCAGCGGCGTCTTTGACGGCCTTGGTGACATTGCCCATATGTTCATACTGGCACCATAGCTCAAAGCAATCGAAGCTGTGGGCGCTGTCGAAAGGGTCAGACGCATGGTGGCTGTATGCGCGACCATCATCAAATACCTTGACGCCTGCCAACTTTGACGTGGAGTTGGGTGATAGGTATCGATCCTTGGCTGTCTGCTTGTAGCCGTACTGTTTTAGCAGACTGTGCATATCGTGCGCCTCATTAAAGGCGTCGATGACAGATGTGCCGTCACCCTTTGGCCTTGGCCTGCGGGGGGGCTGAAATTCTGGCTCACGCCGCCAAGGGCAGATGGCTTGCATCTGTGGCCGAAACTTATCCCACTCGCGCCAGATTGTGAGAAGCTGTGGCGGTAGTTCTGGCAATCCATCGAATATTGAACGACCAGCCCACTCGTAGGGACGGCCCGTATCTGGGTGAATTGATGGCGGCAGGACATCTTGCACGGCCCCAGCGCGAAGCTCAAAGACCACTTCGGTCTTGCGGGGATCGCCCTCGACGGGCCAACTAATTTTATGGGTGATTAAATCGGGCGGTGCCTTGAAGATCAGCTTGCCTCGATTTTCGCGACCGACAATCTGAGGCGCAGACTGCATTAGCTCTGAGAAATCGATGCCCAGTTCTTCGAAGATCAGCTTGGTGTATTCCACATGATCGATGTCCACGGCGCACGTTCCGCTGGCCCCATGAAGCAGCCCCACATTATGGGTGGGGTTCTGTTCGTAATACAGACGCGCTTTTTCTGGGTCAGACAGTGCCTGCTCTGGTTTTTGCCATCCAAAGCGGGTTGGGCCTTTAGTCCCTGCTGGGATTGTGACCAAGAAAAAACCCATCTTTTCGCAATACTCTTCCACTTTTATTGTCATTTTTTTTGACCTTCTTATTTATAGACGGTGAGATAATCGCTTAACTTCCTCCAAGTGTTCAAACTGATTCGTTCATTGCCCTGCTGCACGGCCTTTACGGTGGGGTGCGACAGCCCAGATTTCTCTGCCACAACCGTCAAACGTCGATCTTGCAGGGCGTCCCGTATGGTCTCAAGAGGTATCATATCGTCCATTGTAGTCTCCAATTTTGCATATTTTCAAAAAAGAGCTTTACATGCTGCAAACCATTTAGTAAAGATCGGCTTGTAGAAAAAGTGAATGTGAAAAATGGAGAACGAAATGGACAATATCAATGTCGATATTCTTGCCGCCGATTGGCTGGATATCAAAGCTCAAGAGAAGGCGCTCACCGCAAAACGCCACGCGATTGAAGAGCAGATCGCAACAGCCCTTGAAGTTAAAGACGAGGGCAGCATCTCGCACAAAACTGAAGGCCACAAAGTTACGCTGACACAGCCTGTGTCTCGTAAAGTTGATGCTATTGTGTGGGACAAAGTATCGAAAAAAATACCTGCACATTTGCAGCCAGTCAAACACACAATCAGCGCGGATGCCGCTGGCTGTCGTTACCTGTTGGCTAATGAGCCAAAGTTGTGGGCCAAGATCGCGCCTGCCTTTGAAACCAAAGCTGGCAAGATCGGCGTAAAGATTGAGGTGCTGTGATGCGTATCGATCTTAATGCAAGCGACACTGAGCTTTTAATCGAAGCGTTGGATTTTAGTTTGGCTTCGACAGGGATGCTGTCTCCTTTCACTAGGAAAGACCGCGAAAGGGCAAAAGCAATAAAAGATAATCTTGAGGGAAAGTCGAGGTTAAATAATGCGCCTGACTGATGTCGAGCTAGAAATGCTGATCTCTGCGATAGCGTGTGTCACTGTGATGAACGGTGATAAAAAAAGCCCAGCCCAGATTAAGCTAGAGCGTAAATTAAATCGGTGGCGCGACCACCCAGACTTGGAGTTTGCAAATGAACCGCAGCATAGATGAAATTTTGGACGAGGTGTTTAGCCTTGTTTTTGGAAGGGACTGGTAATGTTTAAAATTGAGAAGGGGGTGCCAATGACGGCACCCTCGCGGGACAGATCGGGCAAGTGGAAAGATTTGCTGGGTCAAATGGAAGTTGGCGATAGCGTTCAGCTTGATAGCCAGACGCAAGCTACCAGCATCAGAAATACAGCGAAGCGCATGGGGCTACTTGTGCGTTGCCAGCAGCAGGACGATGACAGCTTCAGAGCATGGAGAATTAAGTAATGGCGATTGATCTTAAAACACTATCGAAGCCAAGCGGCCAGCGGCCTATTATCTGCACTCTGTTTGGCGAAGGTGGAATGGGGAAGACTACATTGGCTGCTATGTGGCCTAGCCCAGTGTTCATTCGGACGGAGGACGGCACAGCCAGTCTTGCAGGCAATGACAACGTCAGCCTGTTTCCACTGGCAACGTCCACACAGGACGTGCTTGACGCGATTGAGGCGCTTGCTACCCAGAAGCACGACCACAAGACGCTGGTGATTGATTCGATCACCCAGCTTGCGACGATGGTTGAGGCTGAGATTGTGGCGAATGATCCAAAGGCAAAAAGCATCAATCAAGCTGGCGGCGGGTACGGCGCTGGCTACAGCGCAGCCGCTGAAAAGCATCGCCAGATCAGAGACTGGGCGGGATCACTCGCGTATGAGAAGGGAATGAACGTCATCTTTATCGGCCACGCTGATACTGAGATGCTTGACCTGCCAGATATGGACGCCTTTGCACGATACACCGTGCGGATGCACAAGAAGTCACTTCCACATTATACTGACAACGTCGATCTGGTCGGTTTGATCAGGCTGAAGACTTTAATTCGTGGCGGTGACGGCGACAAGAAACGTGCGATTTCGACGGGGGAGCGGGAGATCATCTGCCACCCACAGGCGTCGAGCGTAACGAAAAATCGGTTTAACATCAGTGAGCCTCTGGCCTTCACGTTTGACCGCAACCCATTTGCAGATTTTGTAGCAGAGTGAGAAAGGAAATCACATGGAACTAAATGGTTTTAACGCAGCGACTATTGAACCAGCCGCAACATACGAACCGCTACCAGCGGGAAACTATTCGGCAGTGATTGTCGAGAGCGAGGAGAAGCCGACTAAGGCGATGACTGGCTCGTATCTTCAGCTTGGGCTGGAGATTGTTGAGGGCCAGTATGCTGGCCGCAAATTGATTGATCGGTTGAATTTAAACAACCCCAATCAGATTGCAGTGGACATAGCACAGCGCACTCTGTCGGCTATATGCCACGCAACGGGCGTTATGACGCCCCAAGACAGCAGCGAGTTGCACGACAAGCCTTTGGTGGTGAAGGTGGCAGTCAAGGCCGCAGACGGCCAGTACAGCGCCTCCAATGAGATCAAGGGGTACTCAGGTGCCAAAACAAACGGCGCTGCAACAGCGGCCCCTGCGGCGGCTCCAGCGGCGGCGGCAGCGCCACCTTGGAAAAGATAATCTGTTTTACGATGGGGCGGCTTTTGCTGCCCCATTTATCAAATAGAGAGGAGCCAAGATGAACCTTGAAAAATACAATCCATCGCCCACAGTGCAGAAAATTTACGAACACTACGAGGCCAGCCGCGATAACGGCCACAGGGCGCATCTGGGCGGCTCCCAGATAGGCAACCCGTGCAGTCGGGCATTGTGGTATCAGTTTCGCCACGCAAGCTCACAGAGCTTTGAGGGGCGTATGCTGCGCCTGTTTGAAACGGGTGACCGCGAGGAAGAGCGGATAGTGGCAAACCTTCGGGCGATTGGCGTTGAGGTGTGGGAGGTCGATCCAGAAACGGGCCGACAGATAAATTACACGGCCTGCGGGGGTCACTTTGCTTTGAGCCTAGACGGCATTGGCATTGGCTTTCCAGAGAGCAAAGAGCCGCATACTTTGGAATTTAAAACGATGAACGACAAGTCGTTTGCCCAGACAAAAATGAAAGGCGTCCGAATTAGCAAGCCGCAATACTGGGCGCAGTGTCAGGTTGGAATGCATTTGGCTGACATTGATCGTTGCTATTTCTTTGCGGTGAACAAAAACACAGATGAGATTTATTCTGAGCGGATCAAGCGGGATCGGGCCGAGGGTGAGATGTTGATCAGCAAGGCCAGCAATATCATTTTTGATGAAAAGCCACCGTCTAAAATCAGCCACGACCCGTCAAAGTTTGCCTGTCGTTTTTGCTCGTACATTCCGATTTGCCACGGCGGTGAATTGCCAGAAGTTAATGCCAGAACAGACGCACACAGTACTCCAGAAAGGGACGGCACTTGGAGCCGCAAGGAGGGCGCGGGGGGCCACCTGTTTAATCCGTTTATGGTTCCTGACGATTGGGAGATCATAGACGCTGGAGATGATTTCGTGGAGTATCAAACGTCGAAAGGCGTAATCCGCAATCAGGACAATAGCGAAGAATTGAGGGAGAAGTTTAATGAAGACGCCAGATGAGATGATGGATATCGTTAATGCTCTGTATTTAACCTTGCCAGACGAAATTGAGCAGGAAGAAATGGCCTGCATCTTTACAGTGCTGCTTGGAATGTTTGCGTTAAATTTGGAATGGCATAAAATAAAAGATCGTGTGTCAAATAATGTTGCAGATAACATCTCAGCCGATTTGGATGCTGACGAAATAGGTGTGCCGATTATGACCCAAGAGAAAATATTGGAAGCACAGAAAGATGCTGATGATTTTTTGGGGAAAATTGTAAAATGACCTTTGAAAACTGGTGGGAAGATTTGGAATTGATGCGGCGTTTGTTTCGCTATGATTCAGAGACTGGACTGATTTACGCAAAAGATCGATCAGAGGAAGATTTTTACGACACTGGCGAAGGCAGTTCATTTGTTAGTGCTGCGGGTGCTGCCGCTAAATACAACAAAGAACGCAGTGGCAAGCTGGCTATGAACCGCAGGGTAAAGACTGAGAGATCGACGTGCTATTATTTATGTGGTGGCATTTCTTATCGCGGCCATGACAAAAAAATGCAAGCGCATCGCGTGGCTTTCTTTTTGCATCACGGTCATTATCCCCAATGGCCTAACTCTGTGGATCATATCAACAGAGATGGCTGCGACAACAGGATCGTAAATTTGCGGGAGGTAACGGCGAGAGAGCAGTCGGCTAATACTGGATTGAGCAAAGCCAACACATCAGGCGTCAAGGGCGTTAGCTTTTTAAAAGACAAGGGCAAGTGGAGGGCATCGATGAATATTGATGGAAAGAAAACCAATCTTGGTACGTTTTTAACAATGAACGAGGCAGTGGCTGCAAGGCTGCAAGCGGAAAAAAGAGTTCTGTCCCATGACATTTGAATTACGCGATTACCAGAGAGAAGCTGTCGATGGCTTGTACAATTATTGGGCAGGCAAGTCGGGAGACAATCCATTGATCGTGGCCCCCACGGGGTCAGGCAAGACGGCTATCATAGCTCAAATCGTGAAAGACGCTATGTCATTTGCTGGCACCCGTGTGATGATTGTGACGCACGTCAAAGAGCTTTTGGAGCAGGGGGCCAATGGCCTGCTGAAAATGTACCCAGAGGCTGATTTCGGCGTCTACAGTGCGGGGCTGAAACAGAAGGTCTTAGACCGCCCCATTACCTTTGCTGGCATTCAGAGTGTCTGGGAGAGGGCGTATGACATCATTCCTGCTCCAGACCTGATATTGATCGATGAGGCGCACATGTTGCCCAAAAATACTGAGACGCGATACAATCGCTTTATTGCCGATCTGAAAGTTTGTAACCCCGCCATTAAAGTGGTGGGCCTGACAGCCACGCCCTACAGATTGGACACAGGGTATTTGCACAAAGGCAAGGGCGCTATCTTTGACGGCATCGCCCATGACATTCCAATAGATATGTTGATGGAGCAGGGCTACCTGTCGCCTGTCATATCGAAGGGCGGTCTGAACCAGATCGATCTGACTAACGTAAAAAAGCGGGGCGGTGAGTTTATTGAGAGCGACCTTGCCACGGCTGCGTCCGATCCCGAATTGGTGAGAAAAACTGTCGAAGAAATCGTGGAACTTAGCGAGGATCGAAAAAGTTGGTTGGTGTTTAGCAGCGGCGTCGATCACGCGCATATGTTGGCAAATGAGTTTGAGTACCACGACATTGAGGTCGCTGTGATCACTGGCGGCAACAGCAACAAAGTAAGACAGAAAACCATTGCCGATTTTAAGAACGGCAAAATCCGCTGCCTGATTAATGTAAACGTCTTAACCACTGGATTTGATCACCCTGCCGTGGACGTTGTTGCGCTGGTTCGGGCCACAGCATCTGCTGGGCTGTATGTCCAAATGGTTGGGCGTGGCACTAGGATTGCCGAAGGAAAGACTGATGCCCTCATTCTGGACTTCGGCTCAAATGTACAGCGTTTGGGTTTTATAGATAGGGTAAAACCCAAAGATAAATCCGCAGGGGTGGGTGAAGGTAAAGCACCTGTGAAGCAATGCAAGGCTTGCCAGACGATGTGCTTTGCGGCGGCACTCCAATGCCACGTCTGCGGCCATGAGTTTCCACCCCCAACATTAAATCACGGCTCCAGCAGTTATGATGGTGCCATGCTGTCGGGCCAAGCAAAACCCGAATGGGTAGATGTGGACAGTGTTCTTTATCATCGCCACCGAAAGGCGGGGAAGCCTGATTCGATCAAGGTCACGTACTACTGCGGGATGAGAAGCATAAACGAATGGCTCTGCCCAGATCATGGTGGCTATGCGGCCAGCAGATATCAGGCGCGGCGGTCACTGCTGGCCTCTGGCGCTGACACGACAGACGAGGCGATGGATGAATGTCATTTCTGGAACTGGCCCAGCCGCATTAAAATAAAACCCTCGACATACGATCCCAAATACTTTGAGGTTGTGCAGTTTGACTATACAAAAGTGGAGAGAAAATATGAGGCGCAAGAAGGCCCAATCGCTGATTGGGGTGTCGAAGACATACCGTTTTAAGCACTCTGAGCATTCTGAACAGGTGGGGTTTGTGAACTGGTTTCGGGCCAAATATCCGCACACTTTGATTTTTGCTATCCCGAATGGTGAGAAGCGTAGCATATCTGTGGCGACACGGCTGAAGGCAGAGGGGGTAACCAGAGGGATACCCGATCTTTATATCCCCGCCTGCAATCTTTGGGTGGAGATGAAAAGGGCCACGGGCGGCAGGCTGTCTCCCGACCAGAAAAAAGTTATCGAATATCTGAGATCAGTGGGCCACACTGTAATTGTTGGGAAGGGCGCAGGCGATGCGTCGAAGCAAGTGTTGGAGTTTTTGGAAAAATGACAAAATGGAGGCTGGATAAATTGATACACCGAGATGAATATCAGATGGTGATCGAACAGAACAAACGTTTGGAGACTGACAATGCTGGCCTCCGAGAGCAGATTAAATTTTACCGCAAAAAGCTGCTGAAGGAGAGGCTAAATGAAGAAATTGACACCAGCGCATGACGCTGAATTGCGCCATTTGAGGGGCCAAGTGGATCGTTTAGAGGGGGAGGCTTATCGCACAAGCCCAGTCCCAGATGCACAGAACGATCTATGGCTGGCGAGACAGGAACTGAAAAACTTTGTGAGTGGACTGAGACAAAACGATTACCAAATCTGAGGGAGAGAACAGATGAAAATAACCACAACAAGACTGAAGCAAATTTCTTATGAGGATACTTATGCCTACTGCATACTAAATTTTGAAAGACTACAAGCGAGAACGAAAGGCTCAAACGGCAAGCCTCTGCGACCACCGCTGCCGTGCGATAAGGGGGAAAAACGCAGTCGCACAGACACTGGCGCGTTTACGCCGATCTTGAAGGTGTTGGAAAAGCATGGGCCAATGACTAGCAAAGACATTGCAAGGCTGCTGAAGAAGAACTCTCACAATGTTTGTGGAACAATTCGCCACGCTGTTGACGCTGGCTTGGTTGTTAAAAAAGCTCAC